GGTTTAAATTCTGTATCGCGCTTATAGATACGCTTAGCATGGTTATTATAACCACGATATAAAATAGTATTACCATAACGACAAACATTAGTGTAAAACGACATATTACCTCACTCAATTGTATAAAGATATTATACACTGTTTTTTAGTAAATGTACACTAAAAAATGCGATCAAATGGCAAAACTTTCTCCGCAACCACAATTTGCAATTGCATTTGGATTAATTACTTTTAAATATGAACCACCGAATTCTGTTACATAATCTACAGTGCAGCCAATGACGAACATTTCTGCAAGTTTGTCTATGTAAAGAATATCTTCAACTAAATGTCCATCAACTGGTTCATCTAGCATGTCCCATTTATATTGAAAACCAGAACAGCCGCCACCATTAACAGAAAGAAACGCGTACTTTTTATCTTGAGCCCACGTCATTTCTGTTAAATAGTCTTTTGCTTTTTCTGTTATACTTATCATCTTACTTTTGAAACTGAGCCATTTGGTTTAGCGTGTAATGCTTCGAATGAAACATCAGGATAATCTTTTTGTAATGATAAAAATACCTTTAAGTTTGACATAGCATCATCAAACAATCTTATACGTTTGTATATTTTTTGATCTAAGTACTTTCTAAAGATAACTTCTTTATTTTTTGCGGCTGGACGTGAACCGAGGTTTCCAGCTCTTTCAACATAGATTTTATCTATATCAATTCCTTGTTTTCTAAATGTGTCTAGAAACAATTTTTTATTATCAAAGTTAGGTCTTGCTGTTACAATAATAACTTTTGAACCTGCCTTTGTAGCATTTTTTAAAATTGCTTTAACTTTATTAATCATTCGTGCAATTGGTGTTGATGTCTTGTTAAATACTTCGGCGTTTTTGAATTCGCCGAAGTCATACTCTTCACCAGGTTTTTTCTTATAAGTGTTAAATTCTTGGTTATCCAGTTTTTTAATAACTTTACCATTTTTAACCACTTTTACTTTTGCTTTGGTTATAAACATAGTTTCATCGATGTCAAAGATTGTTAATCCTTTTCCTTCGGCTTCTAGTAAAAATGTTTTAAAGTTTTCCATTATAGTTTATGCTAATGCTCTCATTCTTTTAACAAGTCTACCGGCTCTATTAGGAACTTGTCTATACCAATTTGAGTCAATCATTTCATCTGCAGCTGCATTCCAATCACGAGAATCAACACCGCGTTTCATTCCTTTAAACTGTTTAAGTCTTGGTCGACCCATATTAAACATCATATTTGCAATGATTAGTTGGCATTCTTCTGGGAGTTCATCAAAGTCTGGATATAATATTTCGCAATCGGCAATCACTGTTCTAACATCTTTATCAAATGCCTCTGCGACTCTATCTTCTGAGACAGGTGTTCCAACCTCTTGTCCATATTCTGGATCAATATCGATAACCAAATGACCAATCCCAAAAGTAGGATAGCCGAGATGATCATTATATATTTCATACTTTACTCCTTCATCAACTTCGAGTTCTTTTCTTAATTGGTCTATATTCATTTTTTTATTCCTTGTTTTTAGTTACGTTTTCACATTCGCAATTATAACATATGTCATTTGGACAAGTTGGGCATTCTATTAATTCACAATGGCATTCATGATTACATTTTTGGCAAAGATTTTGCATGTGATTCTCCATTGAATAAAAGGGACATTGCTGTCCCTTTCTTTATTTATCTGATAAGTAGTCGTTTTCTTCTTCAGTATAAGGCCACATTACTTATTACCGTAATATTCCTGTACAGCTTTATCATTCATGTCTTGAAGAATTTGTTTAAATTCTTTATCCTGATAAAAACCTAAAGAACACAATTCGTGTGCAACACGTCTGTTAGCTGACATTTGCAAGCTGAATTGAATTTTCTTAAGTGAATTTTTAAAGAAAGACGCTACTGCGTCGCATACTTTGCATGTATATGCATAAGTTGCTGTTAGAGTTGTCATGTTATCCTCGTTGTTAATTTAAATTAATTTTACGAGGCTGCTTCTCTTTTGGAAGGACTACTTCAAGGTTGACAGTAAGGATTCCGTCCGTAAGATCTGCTCCGGCTACCTCCGTATATTCGGACAGTCTAAATGACTTACTCCAGTTTCTAGCACTGATACCTTTATGAACATACATATTTTGATCTCTTCGTGCAGGTCTATCTCCCTTAATAGTTAAGATATGATCTTTGACTTCGATATCAATATGTTCTTTTTTAAATCCAGCCACAGCTAATTCTAAAGTATACTTAGTATCTTCTTCTTTAACTACATTATGTGGTGGATAGGTATCTTTCGAATGTAAATGGATATTTTCCAATTGATCGAAAAGGTGGTCAAAACCAAGAAATGCGTTTCTCGGAAATGCGAGTGTTCCAGTCATATGTGCCTCCTATTGACTAGCAAGGTTAAAATTGAACCCGATAAATCGGCATTCACTACTATATATACGATTAGAGACTTCCAATCGTATTTTTTACAACTTATTTCCAATATTGTATTTAGGTTGTAAAATCCAATTATTTTTCTCTTTAAACGGAATAATCTTTATTTGTCTTAATGGTGCTAATGGTTGTGCTTTTTCTTTATCATCAATACTTAACAATCCCCAGTCACTCATAAGAGTAGCAATTGTGTTTCGTCTAGCAACATCGTTTTCTTCTAAATTACTTTTCTTTCCATCAAGTAAAAATAATTCTTTAAAATGAACAATAAAATATCGCCCTTGTTTATGTAGAATATGGCATGATTGAAAAAGGGTATTGTCTTTTCTAGACGCTACACCAATTCTTGTTAATGTTTCTCTTACTTTTAAAAAATCATCAGGCTCTTCTAAAATAACTTCAAGCATTGACGAAGTTGTCCATTCGACTATGTTATTTTCTTTTTCCACCTCTATATACCTTCTTTTTTAATTCATCAATTTGATTAGACGATAGAAGGGAGTGGATTTGGCGGGCTTTTTCATTACTATAGCCATAATATTCCTGTATCACTTCAATGTCGTCACTCTTTTGGGCTTTTTCCCATTTTGAAAAACGTTTCTTTTTTCTAATGATATTTATCAAAAAATCAAATTGTAAACGTTTATCTAAGTGATGATTAACATTCATTTCATTTGCCATCAAAACACAATCATGAAAATATGATAAGCTTCGATTGACCATAAATGGTTGATATGCTTTTTCTGCAATATCATCCACCATAATATTAGATTTATTATATGTTATATCTGTTACAAATTCAAACGGGTTCATTTACGGCTCACATTCCAATTTTCGACTCCGCCGACATAGTTTTCATAATCAAGTTCGGCTTCAATATCTCTTTTTTGAAGTTCTAATGTTGGAATTTTATTTAAATGTGTGTTATGCCAATAAACCTGAGGAACTGTTCGATGACCTTCATTTTTTAAAAACTCTTTAGCAAATAAATCATAGCTTATATTAACCTCTTCAAAATCATAACCCCAGTCTACGAGTCTCTTTTTCATCTCGCGACAGTAATAACAGTCTTCTTGAGTATATAAAGTTAATTTAATTGAATTTGACATTTGCCATTACCTCCGTTAAACATGCAACTACATTCAGTTCATGGTCTGCAACAAATGCATGTTTATATTGATAGTCAGCAAGAATCAATACCAATTGAGGAATTGATTGCGGCTCAATATATGTATTTGCATTATCATATAAACCACGAAATATTGCACTTGCATCTGTATCTATATTGTTAACAACCCACTTGCGCATTTCTTTAAAGTTTTTATCTTTTAAATGAGAAACTAATTTATCAATAGTTTCATTACTGGAACTAGAAGTAGTCTTAGTGATATTACCTGAAACAGAACGTCTTTGAAGTTCATTAAGAACTCTTCGCCAATCTGGCGCAAACTTCATAATTAATTCAGCAACAGTCTTAGTATCGTAATATATTTGTTCATCATTTAATATTACTTCACATTTATTCATAAACTCTTGACATAGTTCTACCATATCTTTTTTGCTAGTATTGAATTCGTATACACCGCAACGAGAATGCAATGGTTGAATAATACGATTCTTAAAATTGCACGTAAGAATAAATCTACAATTATTTGAAAATTCTTCGATAAAACCGCGAAGAGCCGGTTGAGTTGACTGCGGATTAAGATAATCTGCTTCGTCTAGAATAACAACTTTAACGCCACCTTGTAGCGAAATAGATGAAGCAAATTGTTTAATTTTTCCACGTAGGGTATCAATATTGCCATCTTCAGAACCATTGATTAAAATCCAATCCAGATTCATAGTATTGCAAAGTGCTTTGGCAACGGTAGTTTTACCGGTACCAGCTGTACCACTGAACAGCATATTTGGTAAATCACCAGATTGTAAAATCTTTTCGAAAGTAGATTTTAAGTCTACTGATAAGATACAATCTGAGATTTCTTTAGGACGATATTTCTCGACCCATAAAAAATTATTTGACATTCACGTTCTCCATAATATAATAAAAGTGAGGGATTAACCATGACCCCTCGCGCGTTTATTAAGTAACGACCCTTTAAGCATCAGATTCTGCTTCAGCTTGTTCCATGGCATCTTCTTGTTCTGCCTGTTCACATAACTGAATAATCTGTATAGCTTGATCGCGAAGTCCACCAATAGTTGATAGTTCTTCACCTTTAATAGCACCACGTTGAGTCATTGCATCAATAACTGCAATCATCGATCTAGCAGTTCTATTTGATACATCACGTAGTTGAGTTTTAGTTTCTGACATTATTTACGCTCCGAAGGTAGATGTTTTTTCAAGTGCAATCCAATATTTGATGTCTAGACTAGTATGACTGAATTGCGAGATTAATTTCTTAGAGATTTCAACAGTATAATCACCTGGTAAAATCTTTAAGTTATTTGTACTCAAAATAAAATTAAACGCGGCATCATTACTAAATTCTCCATCGATGTCAATCGAGAAAGCATTTGATGTCATGTTTTGAGAATCAACCACAGAAAGACTGAGTACACCATCTTTTCCAGAAATAGAAATTTCGCTATGACCAAGAGTTGAAGCTGCTTTTTTAAGGCGGCTTAACGTGTCATTAGTCAAAACAAACTTCACATTAGTTTCTGGCATTGTGATGTCTTTTTGCGGTGTTGTTAAAGTATCTTCTGATGAATAGAAATACTTTACTTTTGATCGTCCGGTAGAATCATTAACAACCACATATTCGTCTTCAAATTTAAGACGTGGTGTGTCAACAAGACTAAGAACGCCCATGAATTCGTTCAAGTCATAAATGCCAAAATCTTTAGGAAAGTTTGCATCAACAACTGCAGTTGATAGTACAGTCCTTGCTTCACTAATAG